CTTCCAGGAGCGCCTCCGCCATGCCTCGTCCCCGACTGCATGCCTTCGAAGGTGAGCAGCTGACCGTGCAGCAGATCCACCAGCGGGTACCGGTGCTTTCCGAACGCACCATCCGCGACCACCTTGCTGCCGGCCGCCGTACACGTTCCGCCATGCTGAGCTTCGACCCGATCGCGGCGGCTGCCCGCGGTGGCCGCATCACCCAGCGCATCCTGCGCGCGCGCAGCACGGCCGGTCGCGATTCCTGACCCGCCCGCACTGCCGAATTCCTCCAGGAGTAGATTCCGCATGATTCCCGCCTCCCTCGACAGCGGCCATCGCATGATTGCCGACTCGCTGGCTGCGTTCCGTACCGGCCCCGCTCTGGGCAGCATCGCGCTGCGAACGGCTCCGCAAGCACGTCCTCCGCTCTATATCGGCATCGCCGGCGGCAGGCGGGCCGGCAAGGACACCCTCGCCAACGGACTGGCCTCGGCACTGGCACTACCCTGCGACAGCTTCGCCGCCCCGCTGCGGCAGTTCGTCGCCTCCCTCCTCGGGTTGTCGCTGCGTGAACTGGACAGCCGCAAGGAGGACGCCATCGACTGGCTGGCTGAATTCACTCCACGCCACCTGATGCAGGCCGCCGGCATCGAATGGGGGCGTGATCGCGTCCATCCCGAGCTGTGGGTACGTTCGCTGTTCGCACGCCTGCCGGCGGGCGGCCTGGTACCTGATGTTCGCTTCGCCAATGAAGCCCATGCGATCCGCCGCCGCGGCGGTGTCGTGATCCGCGTCAACCGCCCGGGCCATGGTATCCATGAGACCCACACCAGCGAGCAGCCACTGCCCGATGAACTGATCGACATCGAGGTGAGCAACGACGGTAGCCAGGCCGATCTGGTGCGCAGGACGCTGGACCAGCTGCTGTCGCGCGGCGTGATCTGAGCCTGGAGCAGGGCCGCGTTGCCCTGCCGCGCGCCCTGTCCCGCCCGCAGGTTCCGACCCATCGTCGGCGAAAATGATGTAAGGTCGTTCCCCATCACCGACGACACCTGTTGTCACCCTGCATCCCCAACCCCGTTCGCAAAGAGGAAATGCCATGGAGGTCGAACAGTTCACGTCGACGCGCCTGAAGGCCATCGAGTTGTTCAAGTCCCAGCCCAAGGGCGGCAAGGACACCGTGAGCCTGGACGCGATCTTCATCTCGCTGTGCTCGCAGGCCAACGCCCAGGCGGGCACCGGCAGCGTCAGGCAGGTGCGGACCGCCGCACGCCCCGGCAACCAGCAGCCGCCCGCACCGTGGTTCACCGAGACCCTCGCGGCCTTGAAGGGCAAGGGCGAGTCAATCACCGTGGCGCGTTTCCTGATGTTCGCCAACCGCTTCCCGGTCAAGCGCATGGACCAGGTCAACGCAGCCCGCTGGCTGCGCGACGCGGGCTACATCCCGCGCAAGACCGGCGGCAACCTGGTGTTCGACCTTTGATCCAGCTCCACCTGCAGTCCTGAAGCCCCGGCATCGTCCGGGGCTTCTTCGTTTCAGGGCCCGCTCGCCTGCATGAGGACGGGCCACGGGGCGTCGTCCTCACCCTGTACCTGCCGCATCTCCTTGATCTGCTCTTCCTTCCGCCCTGTGAGGACCACGAGTACGAAAGGAGGGGAAAACATCGGTGGCAACAGCCAGCGATTGCAATACATCGCACCGCGCCCTGCAGCACTCATCACCCGTCCTCGCGGCGCCGCTGAATGTCTTCAGCACGCATATCCGAAAGTAGATGAAAGGTGTTGACTGAAAGGGCGGGATGGCAACAGTGGAGATCAATGCCACTGAAGACATCCTCCATGAACGCCCTGCCCGAGAGCATCCAGACCCTGGCCGAGGTCATCGGCGAATCCGCAGCCCTCACGCTGGTGCGTGCGTGGCCGCCGACCACCTCAAGCACCACCGGCCGTCACCGCGTCATCGTCTACGTCCCCTCCACCCTGCCCGACCAGCATCGCCTGATCGACATCCTCGGCCACGACGTCGCCCAGCGGCTGGTCGCGCACTTCGGTGGCGAGCTGCTGTTCCTGGCATCCTGCTTCGCCGCCGGCGCGCACGAACGCCGCGAGCAGATCGCGCGTGCCGTGGCCAGCGGCATGCCGCGCGAACACGTGGCACGTGAGTTCGGTGTCTCGCAGACCACCATCAAGCGCGCCCTGCGCGGTGCCCGCTCCGCGCCACCGCCGGCGGTCCACCCGGCCCTGCTCAAGGGATACGCGCGCGCATGAACGAAAGTGACCTGCTGGCTGGTGTACCGGACTGGGCCAAATACCTGGGGGGAACCTCGGGCGTGTTGATCGCGGTATCGCTGTGGCTGCGCCAATGGTTGTCGTCGGCCAAGGTCGACCGTACCGCCGACGAAGCCACCAGCAACACACTGCGCACCCTGCAGGAGCAGCTTGCCGCCGAACGCATCCGCGCCGACGGCCTGATGCACGAACGCGAGGCAATGGCGCAGGAGATCGGCCAGCTGCGCGGCGAGGTCAGCGCCCTGCGCGCACAGATCGTCCAGCAGAGCGTGCAGATAGATGCGCTGCTCGCGCTGGTGCGCAAGCAGCCGGGAGCCGCCGCATGACCGCCGCCGCAGCCAGCGCCCTCGGCGGCGCCAATGTGGCCGCATTCCTGGACATGCTGGCCGTGTCCGAAGGCACCGACATCCCCAGCCAGCGCTCGCGTGACCGTGGCTACGACGTGATCGTCGGAGGCCAACTGTTCAACGACTACCGCGACCATCCCCGCGTGCTGGTGTCGCTGCCACGCTATGGCATCAAATCCAGCGCCGCCGGCCGCTACCAGTTTCTTCGCAGCACCTGGGACGACCTGCGTGCGCGCCTCGGCCTGCCCGATTTCGGCCCGGTCTCGCAGGATCGCGCGGCGGTCGCCCTGCTCAAGCAGTGCGGGGCCTACGAGCTGACCCGGCTGGGACGTTTCGATGCCGCCGTCAGCGCGGCCCGGCGGATCTGGGCGTCGCTGCCCGGTGCCGGCTATGGGCAGAAGGAACATGCGCTGGAAACACTGCGCGTGGCCTACCGCGCCGCCGGCGGAGCCCTGCAATGACGCCCCTCGCCCTGCGGTTCCGAATCGGCCTACTGGTGCTTGCCGGAAGCCACGCAGGCTGCGCCTGGCTGGGGTGGACGCTACGGAACCGCAGCGCAGACCTCGCCGGCGCCAGCGCCCAGGCCGCACAGCAGGCATCACGCGCTGACTCGGTGCAGGCCGCCCATCAGCAGGACCTCGCCAACGCCCGCGCCGGTGCTCGGGCCGAATCGCAGCGCTTGGCCACGCAGGCCCAGCGCACCCAGCAGTTCAATACCCTGCAACAGGACATCGAGACCCATGCCAAGACGCCTGGCCGTGATCGCGGCGACGCTGATGCTGAGTTCGTGCGCATCTGGCGCGAAGCCAACGCCGGCCGCGCCCTGCCTCGTTGATCTCAGCATCGCACCGGCGCAGTTGCGTGCGCCGGACGAGCTGCCGGACCTGCAGGCGGCTACTGATGATGCACTGCTGCGCAATCACGTTGCGGTCGCGCGGCAGTACCACGCGCTGGCCGATCAACTGCGAGCGCTGCTGTGCAGCCTCGGCAGTCAGCGCGGCATCACCCTCAACGGCTCGGCACCGGTAGCGCCTCCAGGCTGCGGCGTCGCCGCCGGCAACAACCACGGCGCCGCGCCGGCCTTCTGACCCCGCTGCGGGCGGCCACGCCTGCAATGCCGTGCCCATCCGGTGATGGCAACACTGGCTGCAGACCGCGCGTGCCACGCGGCCACGCCCTTCCACCATTCACTACATGAGCTGATATGGCGACTGACTCCCCCTTTCCGACGCTCGACACACTGCACGGCGCCATCGAAGCCGCCATCCGCACACGCTTTCCTGACTTCGCAACCGTCGAGTTCTATCGCGAGGCCAGCACCGAAGGGATGCCCACACCGGCCTGCCTGCTGGCACTGACCCGCTGTGACCGCAGCCGGGAAGGCAATGACGGCAGCGGATTGCTGCAGGCGGTGCTGCGTTTCGAGGCACGCATCGTCGTGGCAGCCGGTAGCACCGCCGGCGCGCTGCAACTGCGTAATGCCGCAGTTGCACTGGCCACCTGGCTGCACCAGCTCGGCCGCTTCCACGGTGCCTCCAGCGGTGCGATCGACGTGATCGCTGCCCTGCCCGAAGACGCCGCAACCGCACAGGCCGGCCTGCGCAGCTGGGTCGTCGAATGGTCACTGCCGGTCGCGCTGGGCGACAACGCCTGGGACGATGAAGGAGGCGTAGTGCCACAGGCGTCCTACAGCTTCGCGCCAGAGATTGGCCGTGCCCATGTGGCGCGCTACCAGCCCCTGCCGGAACGCGCGCCATGAGCGCCGAGCACGCACGTTTGATCGGCAACCTGCTGATGATCGGTGTCGTGCGCGAGCTGGACGAAGCGGGCGGCCGCGTGCGCGTGGACGCAGATGGCATGCTCACCGACTGGATTCCCTGGCTGGAACGCCGGGCCGGACCCGGGGTGCGCAGCTGGTGTGCCCCCGAACCCGGCGAGCAGGTGGTACTCGCCTGTCCCTATGGAGACCCCGGCCAGGCACTCGTGCTCGGCAGCCTGTATCAGGACCGGTTCCCGGCGCCCGCTGACTCGCGACTGCGGCAACGCACCGAGTACGCCGACGGCAGCATCGTCGAGTACGACCAGGAAACCGGCACGCTCAACGTCCATGTTGGCAGCGGCAAGGTGATCGTCACCTGTGCAAGTGCACAGGTGATCGCCAGCGAATCGATCGTGCTCGATACGCCGTCGATCAAGGCGACTGGCAACCTGGACGTCACCGGCGCGATCAGTGCGGGCAAGGACATCAGCACCCCCGCCGAGATCAAGGCAGGTGCCATCGGGCTGAAGGCACACAAGCACACCGCGCAGGGGCCGACCGCTCCCACCACGCCGGCGCAGGCCTGATCGGCCACGCCTGCAATGCCCTGAAAACCCGCACTCCACGACGATAGAGGCCATGCGAGGAATCGACGCCAACACCGGCAAATCACTGGATGGGCTCGCCCATCTGCACCAGTCCGTGCGTGACATTCTCACCACGCCCCTTGGCTCCCGCGTACTGCGCCGCGAATACGGCTCGCGCGTGTTCGAACTGATCGATGCGCCGACCAACCGCTCGCTGCGCATGGACCTGATCGCGGCCACCGTCGACGCACTCGCGCGATGGGAGCCGCGGCTTCACGTCGAGAACGTCGACGTCTCCCTCCCCGCCCCCGGTGTGATGATCCTGGCAGTGACCGGGATCCACCTGCCGGACGGCGAGGCCATCACCATCGAAGGAATCGAGGTTCGCTAACCGTGGCATCCGGCTCGTTCACCAGTGTCAATCTGTCCCAGCTGCCTGCACCGGCGGTCATCGAAGTGCTCGATTTCGAAGCCATGTTCGATGAATCGCTGACCGCGCTTCAGGCCCTGGATCCTACCTTCGACGCGTTGTTGCCGTCGGACCCGGCCTTCAAGATCCTCGAGGTCTGCACCTACCTGCGCCTGCTTGATCGCCAGCGGGTCAACGATGCCGCACGTGGCGTGATGCTGGCCTATGCCACCGGCAGCGATCTGGACCATCTGGCTGCGATCTTCGGCATCGCCCGCCAGGTGCTGGACCCGGGCAAGCCGCAGCAAGGCATCGCACCGCGCTACGAAAGTGACGAGGATTTCCGACGCCGCATCCAGCTGGGGCCGGAAGGCTTCAGTGTGGCCGGGCCGGAGGGTGCCTACATCTTCCACGCGCTGAGCGCCGACGCCCGTGTGCTGGACGCCAGCGCAACCAGTCCCTCCCCTGGCGAGGTAGTGGTTTCTGTGCTTTCACGCGAAGGCGACGGCACCGCTTCCCAGGGTCTGCTCGATATCGTCGACGCAAAGCTGAGTGCGGATGACGTGCGACCACTGACCGATCACGTAGTGGTTAAACCCGCTGCCATCATCAACTACACGGTCGACGCCGCACTTTTCACCTTTGCCGGCCCGGATTCGCAGGTCGTGCTGGCCGAAGCGCGCACCCGCCTTGACCGCTACATCAGCGAATCGCATCGGCTCGGCCGTGACGTCACCCGTTCGGGACTGTTCGCCGCACTGCATGCCGAGGGCGTACAGCGCGTGGAGATCACCAACCCGGCCAAAGACATCGTGGTTGATCGTACCCAGGCCACGCACTGCACCAGCATCACGCTGACCCATGGCGGCAATGATGAGTGACGACACCACGCGCCTGATCAGCGCGCGCCTCCGCGGCGCCATTGATGGGCAGAACCGTACCTTCCGTCACCCCGGTGGTGCACTGGCGAACCTGCAGGCGGTGTACCGCACCGACCAGCAAGGACGGCAGCGGTTGCGCGATGTTGCCATCAGCGGCGCCACGGTCATCCTGTCGGCCGCCCCGGCACCCGGCACGCTGATCGAGGGCGATGCGCAGATCGCGGTTCCGCGTGCCCCCAACCTGCTGCCCCCCAATGCCACCCACGCCGAACGTGGACTGGCCCGCGCCATCGTCGCCCGTCCGCTGCCGGTAGACATCACCGCACTGTGGGATGCCGACCGCTGTCCGACCGCCTTGCTGCCCTGGCTGGCCTGGGCCTTGTCCGTGGACGAATGGAAAGCCTACTGGCCGGAGACGGTGAAGCGTGCACGCGTACGCGCCGCGATCGCCATCCAGCGCCGGAAGGGCACCTGGGGCAGCGTGCGCGACGTGGTGGCCGCTTTTGGTGGCTCGATCCTGATCCGCGAATGGTGGGAGATGCAGCCGCTGGGTGCACCGCACACCTTCGAAGCGGTGATGACCATCGCCAACCAGGGCGGCGAGACCGCCACCGCCAAGTTCGTCGACGACGTGATCGGCGAGATCAGCCGGACCAAGCCGGTGCGATCGCACTTCACCTTCACCCAGGGCATGCAGGCCAGCGCCGGTATCGGTGCACTTGTCGGCGCCCAGGGCACCACCTTCCGCCGCATCCAACTGATCGGAGAGTAACCCCCGCATGCGCTTGAAAATCACCGACGCCGGCTTTGCCAAGCTGGTCAATCCACCCAACACCGGCACCAGTGCCGTGCTGATCACCGAGATCGGCCTGACGTCCACGGCATTCACGCCGACGGCGGGGCTGACCGCCCTACCCGGCGAGATCAAGCGGGTCACCACTTTCGGCGGCAAGGCCGTGGGAGATGACACGCTGCACGTCACGATCCGCGACGACAGCGCTACCGCCTACAGCCTGCGCGGCTTCGGCCTGTACCTGGGCGACGGCACGCTGTTTGCAACCTTCGGCCAGACCGATCCCATCATGGAGAAGACCGCAGCCTCGATGCTGCTGCTCTCCACCGATACCCGCTTCAGTGAAGTCGATACCGCGCTGATCGAATTCGGCAATGCCGAATTCATCTATCCCCCTTCCACCACCGAAGTGCAGGGTGTGGTCGAGTTGGCCACTACGGCCGAGACCGAAGATGGTGCAGACACCCAGCGTGCGGTGACACCCCGCGGGCTGCGTGCCTTCATCGACAATCGCTTTGGCGCCAGCGCCCCTACCCAGTTCGTGCGCACGCTGCTGTCGATCGCAACCGATGCCGCGTTCCGTTCCGCCCTGGGGCTGAAATCGGCAGCGTTGAAGGACGAAGGCGCCGACAAGGGCCTGGATGCCGATCTGCTCGATGGCAGGCACGGCAACCATTACCTGGACTGGCGCAACATGACCGGCGTGCCATCCAGCGTGCACGTGCCCGGACAGGTGATTCTGTTCGCCGGTGCCACTGCGCCCAACGGCATGCTGCTGTGCAATGGCGCCGCTGTTCCGCGTGCCAGCTATCCGGCTCTGTTCGCCGCCATCGGTACCCGCTACGGCGCCGGTGATGGCGCGACCACCTTCAACCTCCCGGCAATGCAGGAAGGCACGGTGGTCACGCACACGCTGAACCCGGAAGCGGTCGGCAGCTTCACCCAGGGTGAAGTGATCCGCCATGCCCACGGTGCAAGCGCGGCAACGGCAGGCAACCACAGCCACGCCATTTCCGTGGGCGCAGGCGGCGCGCACTCCCACGGTGCCAGCGCCAGTGCCGTCGGTGACCACGCGCACGGTGCATGGACCGACTCGCAGGGCCACCATGCGCATACCGGTGGCACCTCGTGGGCCGGCGACCACCAGCATGGAGGCGTTGTTCCCTCCAATCCTGCCCTCAATGGCTACGGCGTCTATCGCGAACGCGACAACGATGCGCTGTATCCGGACGGTGCCACAGCACCCGCCGGCGGTCACGCCCATAGCTTCAGCACCGACGGCGCAGGCGCACATGGCCACAACATCGGCATGAACGGCGCCGGTGGCCACTCGCACACCATTTCCATCGCCCAGGTCGGTGACCACGGCCATGCCGCCTCGGCCGCCGATGCCGGTGCACACACCCACACCATCGTGGTGGAGAACACCGGTGGCGACCGCAACCTGCCTGCCGGCCTGCGGATGATCTATTGCATCGCGTACTGAGGACATGAGCTTGCCTACTGAACCGCGCTTCGCGCACTCCTACGATCCCGATACCCGCGCCTACATGGGCAAAGTCCGCCTGCAGCCTTCCCCGGACGGTACCTGGAACCTGCCCGACTTCACCGTGGACGTCACGCCTCGCCAAACTGCCGGCGAATACCAGGCACTGCGCCTGGCCGACGACGGCTCACGCTGGGAAACGGTGGCCGATTTCCGCAACCACATGCTGTGGGACACACGCACCGCGATGGCGATACCCAATCGCCTTGCGCTGGGCGAGCCGTTGCCCAAGGACGTAACCCTGTCCGAGCCATTCAAGCTGGATGGCACCACCGCGCAGTACAACGCGTGGAATGCCAGCCGACGCGAATGGACATTGCTGCCGGACTACAGCACGCGGCCGCTGTGGAACAAGCACGATGCCAGCTTCGCTACTCCCGTTTCCCGTGGGGTCGCGCTGCCGCCGTCGGTCACCGATCTGGCACCGCCCGCGGATCGCAGCTACCCGGTCACTTTCGATGAAACCCGTGCCGCCTGGGTGATGGTCACTGCACCCGACCCCACCCCGGCCGCGCCGCCGCAACCATGAGGTTCGGGCCACGGCTGCAATTAATCCAGCCGCGGCCAGATACGAACATGTACCCATGCGGCGCAGATCGCGACCGCAGCACCCACCCAACCAAGGAAAAAACAACGCATGGCCGAATTTCTGCATGGCGTGCAGGTCGTCAACATCGATGGTGGTTCCCGCTCGATCGCTGTTGCCTCGACCAGCGTCATCGGCATCGTGGGCACCGCGCCCCGCGCCGACAAGACCGCCTTCCCGTACAACACCCCGGTCCTGGTGACCTCGCGTTCGCAGGCTGCCAAGCTGCTCGCCAACGCCGCAACCGAAGTCGATGAGGGCACCCTCCCGGGCCAGCTCGACGCCATCTTCGACCAGTCCAACGCGGTCGTCGTCGTCATCCGCGTAGAGAAGGGCGCCACCGAGAACGACACCCTGGCCAACGTGCTGGGCGGCGTGAACACGCAGACCGGTGCCTACACCGGCGTGCATGCACTGCTGGCGGCAAAGTCGGTAGTGGGCATCAAGCCACGCATCCTGGCGGTGCCGGGCTTCACCCACACCCACGAAAAGCGCGACACCGAACTGCTGGCCAACCCGGTCGTGGCCGAACTGCTCGGCATTGCCGACAAGCTGCGCGCGGTGATCATCAAGGATGGCCCGAACAGCAACGACGACGCCGCCAAGAGCACCACCGCTCTGACCGGTTCCAAGCGCGTCTACGTGGTCGACCCGGCGCTGCTGGTGCAGTCCGGTGATGCCATCGTCACCCGCTACGCCTCCGGTGCCGTGGCCGGCGCCATCGCCCGCAGCGACAACGAACGTGGCTGGTGGGCATCGCCGTCGAACCTGGAGCTCAACGGTGTGGTCGGTACCGCACGTGCGATCGACTTCGGTCTCTCCGATGCGAGCAGCCGCGCCAACCTGCTGAACCAATCGAACGTGGCGACCATCATCCGCGAAGGTGGCTTCCGCCTGTGGGGCAACCGTACCGCCAGCAGCGACCAGAAGTGGCAGTTCCTGTGTGTGGTGCGCACTGCCGACATCATTGCCGACAGCCTCGAGGCCGCCCATCTGTGGGCCGTCGACCGCGGCATCAGCAAGACCTACGTCGACGACGTGCGTGAGGGTGTCAATGCCTTCCTGCGCGGCCTGAAGACCCAGGGTGCGATCCTCGGCGGCAACTGCTGGGTCGACCCCGACCTGAACGCAGCGGACAGCGTGGCCCAGGGCCGCTTCTACTGGGACTTCGACTTCACCCCGACCTACCCGGGTGAGCAGCTGACCTTCCGCATGCACATGAACAACAACTACGTCTCGGAGATCTTCTAAGCATGGCGCGCAAGATCCGCAAAAACTTCAATTTCTACGTCGACGGCAAGGGTTATGCCGGCAGCGTGATGACCTTCACCGCTCCCAAGCTGACGCTGAAGACCGAGGACTTCCAGGCCGGCGGCATGCTCGCACCGACCGAAATCGTCCTCGGCCACGAAAAGCTGACTGCCGAAGTGACTTTCGCCTCCGATGACGCGGAGATCATGTCCAAGTTCCACGTCATCGAAAGCAAGGAGTACGGCTTCACCGCCCGCGAGGCGCTGGAAGCCGACGACGGTACGGTCTCCCAGGTCGTGCACAACATGCGCGGCAAGGTGAAGTCGCTGGATCGCGGCGAGACCAAGGTCGGCGAGAAGGGCACGGTCAAGGTCGGCCTGGCGCTGAGCTACTACAAGCTGACCCATGGCGCGCAGGTGGTGCAGGAGATCGACGTGACCAACATGATCGCCCGCCAGGGCGGCGTGGACGCACTGGCCGGCATCCGCGGTGCACTGGGCATCTGAGCCCGCCCCGCACTGAAGTACACGGGGGCGCATTGCGCCCCCGCATCCACCGCACTCCATCGATATCCAGGAATACATCCATGTCCAGCAAGACCAAGACCACTGCAGACACCGTCATCGAGCGCGACGGCTATGCCGAAATCACCCTCTCCCGCCCGCGCCAGGTCAATGGCATGGACACCGCAGTGCTGCGCATGCGCGAGCCCACCGTGGAAGACATGGAGCGCTACCAGGACGACAAGGGCACCGATGCCCAGCGCGAAGTGCGGATGATCGCCAACCTGTGCGAGATCGCACCGGATGACGTGCGCAGGATGCCGCTGCGCGACTACGCCCGCCTGCAGGCCGGCGTCGCGCTTTTTACCACCTGACCCTGCCTCAGATCAGGCAGGGAGCGCTCGCCCTGGCCGGCCACACCGGCTGGGGCCTGGGCGAGATCATGACGCTGCGGGTGTCGAAGTTCATCTGGTGGATACAGGGATTGCCGGTACATGGCGAGTAACGTTCAAACGACAACGATCACGATCGGCGGCTCGGTTTCCCGGTCGTTGCAGGACGCATTGTCCTTCAGCAACGATGGCCTGAAGCGCCTTGGCGATGAAGCCGACAAGCTCGAGCGCAAGCTCAATGTCATGGGCAGGTCGAGCAACCAGTTCGCCCGCATGCGCGCCGAGGCCGATGCGTTGCGCGCTTCCCAGGAAGCGCTGCAGCGGATCGAGGACACGCGCACAGCGAATCTTGAGAAGCGCGAGAAGCTGGGTTCGGCGTTCGGCGATGCGCGCGGCATGCTCGGCAGCGCCATCACCACGCTGGCCAAACCGGTGGAGAATGCCGCCGGCTTCGCGCGCGAGAACCAGGCCATCGGCAACGCAGCCAACCTGACCCGCGCACAGGTCGCCGCGCTGGGCCAGACCATCCTTGCCGAATCCAGCCGCACCCACCAGGGCGCGGGCGAGCTGCAGCGCGCAGTCAGCCAGCTGGTCGCCGCCGGACTGGATGCGCAGACCGCGCAGTCCAGCCTGGGTGCAATCGGCCGCACCACCACCGCTACCGGCGAGAGCATCGACGATGTCACCCTTGCTGCGTCGGGCCTGCAGCAGGCGTTGATGATCGACCCCAGCGGCCTGCAATCGGCGTTGGACGTACTGGTCGTGGCGGGCAAGGATGGCGGTGTCGGCCTGAAGGACATGGCGGGGGCGCTGCCGGTGCTGGGCAGCGCGTTCCAGTCACTGCAGATGCATGGCAATGCGGCCGCAGCCACCATGGGCGCGGCGCTGGATGTCGCCCGCCAGGGTGCCGGTGGCGCCGACGAAGCCGCCGGCAACATGCAGCGCTTCATGGCCAGCATTCTCTCGCCGGACCTGCAGGCCAAGGCCAAGAAGGGCTTCAAGCTGGACCTGCGCAGGATCATCAATGAGGCGCAGAGCACCGGCGGCAATCCGTTCGATGCAGCGATGCAGGCGATCATCCAAGCCACCGCCGGTGACCAGACGAAGATCGGCAAGCTGTTCGGCGATGCGCAGGCGCAGAACTTCGTGCGTCCGATGATCCAGAACTGGGATGAGTACATCCGCATCCGCGACAAGGCGCTCAACAGCTCGGCAGGCACCACCGACAGCGGCTTCGCGGCAAAGATCCAGAGCGATCCGGAAAAGATCGAAGGCGCGAAGATCGCCGTCGACAACCTGTCCAAGGCCTTCGGTGCCGCGCTGCTGCCGGCTGTGGGTGAAACGGCGGTGAAGCTGACCGAACTGCTGAACGGCGTTGCGTCGTTCGTGCAGGAAAACCCGAAGCTGATCGCCAATACCACCCAGGTCGTGGTCGGCCTGATGGGCATGCGCACCGCGGTACTCGGCGTCCGCTATGCGTGGACGTTCCTGCAGGGCCCGATCCTGGCGGTGCAGAAGGCCTTCGAGCTGTTCCGCGGCGGCAGCCTGCTGGCGCAGATGGGGCAGTTCGGTCCGACGGCAATGCGCCTGGCATCGGGGTTCCGCGTGGTCGCCACCGCCGTCGGCGCCATCGGCGGTGGTCCGATCGCCATCGCCATCGCCGCCATCACCGCCGGCGCCCTGCTGGTGCGCAAGTACTGGGAGCCGATCAAGGCCTTCCTCGGCGGCGTCTGGGATGGCCTCAGCGGCGCAGGAACCACCGCCATGGGCGAACTGATGCGCGCCGTCGAGCCGCTGCGCCCGGCATGGGAAGCGGTCGGCGGGCTGCTGGGCCAGGCATGGGACTGGCTCTCCAGAATGCTGGCTCCCGCGCAGTACACCGGCAACGAACTTTCGCGCGTAGCGGAGATCGGCTCGCTGGTGGGCACGGCATTGCTGGCCAACTTCCGTCTGGTCATCCAGGTGATCGGTGGCGTGGTTCAGACCATCGCCTGGCTGGGTGACATGCTGGGTATCGCCGCCGGCTGGATCACCGTCACGTTGGGCGGTGCCTGGGACGCGATCATGGCATCGGCAGGCGCGGCCATCGACTGGATCATGGGCAAGCTGCAGCCGTTGCTCGATGGCATCAGTTGGGTGTCGGAGAAAGTGGGAGGCGGTCTGGGCTTTCTCAAGGACAAGGCCGTCGAAGGTGCGGGCATCGCCGTGGACCGCGCAAACATGGGCAAGGCGGTCTACGGCTCCATGACAGCCAACGGCGGTGGCGGCATCGGTGACATGGCACGTGTCGCGTACGCGGTCGGCACCAACGACAGCGATGTCCTCAAGCGGCGCATGGCAGACTTCGGCAGCGCGCAGCAGGGACGACAGGCACCGTCGATGCCCTCGGGCACTCCACGCATGCCCACCACCGTGCAGCAGCAACAGACCAACAACATCACCATCCACCAGCAACCGGGGGAATCCAGCGAGGCACTGGCGCGGCGTACCGCCAATGCATTGCAGCACCAGCAGGCCATACAGGCCCGCGCCACCCTGGGAGACAGGAACTAAGCATGAAGCGCGAGTTCGTAACCGCAACCCTCGACAAGCTGCTGTCCGGCTTCCAGAGCAACGATTCAGGCAACGCGCCCGTGCTGCTGATGCTGGGCGGCTTCAAGTTCAGCCTCAACACCGCGGTGTTCCAGGAGATCCAGCAATCCAACGAGTTCCGTTGGCAGGCG